CTGTCTTAAATTTTCATCAAGTTCAATTTCATTTGCAATATCATTTGCAGACAAATTGCTTCCTGACATAATTGTTTTAAACAATACTTCATATTCTTTTTGCAATTTTTGAAATTGTTCTTTAGAACCCCCAGCGTCAGGATGATAAATTTTTGCTAATTTAAAATAAGACTTTTTTAAACTATCAATATCAGTTAATCCTTTTACATCAAAAAATTCATACAAAGCACCAATTTTGCTAAAATTGGCAAATTTTCCAGCTTTTGATCTAATAACCTTATAAGATCCTTTTGCTTTAGTTTTTACTCCTTTAGGATCTTTGTATATTATATCCCTATTTTTATAATCACCAAGTTTTTTCTTTTTAACACCTGAAACTACCCTAATATTTACATTATGACTTTTTGTGTCTTTATGGGATCCAGTTACTTTTTTAGGTGCAGCTTTCTTTTTTGGTGCAGCTTTCTTTTTTGGTGCAACTTTCTTTTTAACTGCACCAACTTTTTTTCCGTAAATATGTGCAAATGCTTCTTTTAAAGAAACACCAGTTTTTTTCCTGTATTCAATAGCTTTTTTAAACTTATCTTTTGCTATTTTTTGTGCTTGTGTCATAATTTTATTATTAAAGGTGAAGGAAAAGTGAATTATTTTTTCCGACTGATTAAATATATTACCAATGCCCCACCAATTACAATAGGCAAATAATTCATTTTTTTGGTTCCGTCAGGATTAATATTTTCGGATTGATTTACAATTCTATCAACCTCATCCTGTGATGCCTGATCCAATTCAGCATTAGTTTCCAGTTTCTTTTCAACTACATTTTTAACTTGTTTAGCCAAAACACGCTTACCAACTTCACTAACTTCCTTTACATCAATTCCCAATTTTGACAAAAATTCAGCCAATTTAATTAGGATGGGAGCAGCAGTAGCAGTAGCAGCAGCAGTACCAGCAGCAACTACACCAATTTGACCTTCAGAAGCAAATTCAACATCAGCACCCAACAATCTTTTCTTTTTTGATCCTTGCTGAACTTTACGCAAAAGTTCATTAGGATTTCCCCCCAAATTTTTCCACCAGTTTTGGGTTTCATCTGCCCTGTTGTCAAAAGCATTTTGCAATTTACTTGCTAAACCCATAAAGTTTAGACCAACCAAAAGTAAAAATGATCCCCTTGCTGGAGCCAATGCAATTTTCAAAACTATTTTCTTTTTTTCTTTAGGTTGTGCAGCTGGTGAAACTGCCTTTGCAGCAGCTTTCTTTTTAGCAGCCCCAATACCTGAAACTGAATATAATGGCATACTTGGAATTTTATCTATTTTATGGTAGTAAGTTTTTCTTTCATTAAAACTGGATAGCACTGGATCAATAAAATATTCAGTTCCATCCTGATCCTGAATAACTGCAAAAACGTGATGCGGAATTTCATCCAGCAATTTATATGAAGCAAAACGATAATAAATTTTGTTGTTAATTAATCCTTTTCGCTTCAATGAGTCTAAATTGCCCATTATCCAAAGAGCATAATTTTTGCAGTCATTTTTCCCTAGAGAAAGTATTGCTGCGGGACTCATTATTCTTTGATTTTTATCAGATTCTATTGAATATTTTACATTCTTTTTAAGAAATTGAAATAATTTCTTCGCAGTTTGAACGCCATCACCTGAATAAAAATCTTGGCTAATTTTATCATATTCACTTGCGTACATTTTATGTGCTGAAAGCATTGCAGAAATAATATCAGGTACCTGTTGATCCCTGACAATCATTTTGGAGTTTCCTCCAAAACTTTTTAATCTACCCAAAAGTATATTTTTCTGCATTAAATTAAACTTGCTTTGTAATCAAATGGAACCACAATACCATCAAAATTTCCAGTGCCTTTTATAGTGTATTGCAGACCTTTTTTTAACCATCCTTTTGTTGTGATCAGCTGGAGTATTCCAATAGTCGGTGATGCCTGTATTTTCAATTCAGATTCAGAACGTGCAGCAATTTTTTGTTCATCAAAACTTGAAAAATCAGCTACTAATTTATCCCCTAAATATACCTCACCAGTAATGGCAGAAATTTTAGCAGTTTGTCCAGTTGGATTTTGAACACCAAAAACAAGTTGAAATTTTTTATTTGCAAAACCTATTTTTTTAAAAATCAATTTTGTTTTACCAGCTAATTGCGTTTTTGTAAAAATATACCATCCAGTAAAAGCAGCAAAACCGATTAAAATCCAATTTTTCATTTTCAAAATTTTCAAATAATTATCCAAAATTATTAAAAAATATTCAAAAAAACAAATTTAGGTCAATCAAGGTCAGAAACAAGGTCAGTTTATAGGTACACATTTACCCCCCTTTAGGGGGGGAAATGTGTCCTACCCATGTTTCCTGAACCATTTTGACCAATACCAAAACTGACCTAAACTGACCAAAATTCATCTAATTCACTTTTCCTTCACCTTTAGCAACTAAAAAAGGGGCAATTTGCCCCTTTTGTGTTTGTTTGCAGTGTTGATGTTTGTCAGGATGCCCCTGTGAGGTATTCTCTGCCCTCAAATTCTTTAGTTCTCTTGCAATATAGGTTCACATACCACCCACCACTTTTTATGGCAAATTTGAGCAGATTTTGCACGTTGTTAATATTACGATATTTTCTTGGCTGGATTCCAGTTTCAGGTTTGAAAAAAATAATGGCAGTGTAAAGTTTCATTTTGTTAGAAATTATCTATTTTTGTTGTGAAGGGAAAGTGGTTTTTCGTTAGGAAGATCATTTGTCAAGGTAGGATCGGGAAACTGATCCTATTTTTGTTTATACATATCACCCGACTTTATTATTGATCCATCAAGCAACCAATCTTTTAAAAGTTTTTTGCAAGTGGTAGAACCCTTCCCAGTAAATTCCTCCAAATCAGCTAACATTTCAGAATATTTTCTTGGCTGGTATAAGATCCTGTTAATTAAACTGGTTTTTTCCATCCCAAAAATATAGGTTCCTGACTTATCCTGTGTATTGTGTGCCTGTGTCCAACTGGATCCTGAATAGTAAATTGAAATAGGGTTAAATTCATCAGATGAACGCAAAAAAGTAGCTGAAAGATCAATAGTTTTATTTTCTTTATTTCTTTCAATTTTTAATACTGATTGAGATTTTCTATCTAAATATGAACCTATATGTCCAATACTATTTTGATCCTTTTTACCCAAGTGCAGAACGCAAAGGATCAGTAAATTGTGAATTTTGGTTATTTTTTTTAACCACTGAATAAGATAAAAACTTTGTTCAACTGAATTAAAATCTGAAATAAGATCAAGAATACCATCCAGCACCAAGATAGAACAATCAGGATTTTCCTGTAAATAAAGTTCAGTCATTTCCTTTATTTCATTAGGGGAATCTTCCTTAAATAAAAAACTATCAAAATTGTGTGGTAAATGATCAGTTATTATTTGCGTTCTGATCCTGTCCAGCACCCTGTAATAATCAAAATCTGAACTTTCAGTGTCAATATAGCAGATCCTTTTCCTGTTTTGTGGAAAGTTCAATTTCATTCCAAAAATATCCCAAGTTGTAAAAGCTGAAGCAATGGCAGAAGTAATGAAAGTAGATTTTCCAGCCTTAGGGGCACCTTGAAAGCATACTATCCCATTTGCGCATCCAATTACCTTAGAATCAATCGTAAAAATGACTTGTTCATCTTGTGGCTGGTAATCTTTCTTAAATTTTCGGGATAACAATTTTTCGTGTAGATCATTTGTCATTGGTTTACACTTTTTAAATTATTATACTACTTTCCTTTTCACTTTTAGTTTCCAAATATGCACAAAATTCCTCTGAAATTTTGTAAGATTCACCAATTAAATAGGTAATATCTTCAGGAGAAAGATCCTCAATATTATTTTTTATTAATTGTGCAGACAGGATATTAAGTGCAGTTATTTCCATTTTTGACATTCCAGCCATCAATATTACCTGACCAAATTTGTCTTGCATTGGATGCACTGGCATTGCTGGTAAATCTTTGTTTCTTTGCGACATTTTTTAATTATTTATTTCTTGTTTGTAAATGTATATAATGAATATCTCCATTTTTAAATATTTGCTTTTGATATATTTTTAAAACATCATTTTTTTGCATTTTGATTAAAATATCATTTGTTGTAATATCAATAGCAGTTTCAAATTTTATATGCAAATATTCCTGTTTATTATACTTTAATACTTTAACAGGGGTTGCATATCTGATGTAATCTGAATTTAAATAAAAATGTATTTCACTTTCAAAACCAAACTTGTCCTCTATTTCTTTAATTAAATTGGGTAATTTTCTTCTTGGAAATGATAAAAATTCTGACATCTTATTTTTATTTATGCTTAAACAATAGGGGCAAAGTGGTTTCCCTACCTTGCCCCTGTATTGGGTTATTGTAAAATGTTTCTGACAATTAACGCATTTCATTATTTCGTTGTGTGTTGCGTTCTTTTACATTGGCTTCATATTTTACAAAATCTTCCATTGCAAATTTCATTGAATATTTGCGTAAAAAGTAAATTTTTGCCAGTCCTTCGCTGGGATATTCATTTGTGGACAATAAAATAAAGGGTTCATTGACTGAAATAAATACCTCAAACCAGTACTTATTTCCGTTCATTGTGTAGGGTTTCATTTTTAAAAATTAAGTTTTAGTTCCTGAATTTGTTCTTCGTAAAGTTCAATAGATGCCTGAAGCAGCAATTTAATTTCATTTACCAGTGATATATCAGTATCAATCTGCATTAATATTCTGCGACTAGATCCTGTGTCAAAACTGATAATTATGTTGGAAATTGCACCTGATTCCTGGCATACTTTTAAACGATCAATCTTTTGCTGGATATATTCTATTTCAAGCATCGTTTCACGCAAGTTGTTAAATAGTTCCATAAAATTAATTGTGTTGCATTTCGGCATACCTACCAAAGTGGTATCCAATGTGAAATAACATATTTTCTGAAGGATAAAATATTTGGATGCGACCACCATCCAGTTCTTTAAATGGTATTCTGCGATTACCCAAAAAGGTAATTAACCCATACAAATAATTGCTAATAATGATTGACTTTTGATTTTCTTGTTCTTGATTTTGTTCTAATGACATTGCTAAAAAATTTAAAAATTGATAAAATTTGTAAAATAACAAAAAGGCAAATAGCAGTTGGGATGCTAATTAATATCAGATAAATAACTGATAATACCCAAGCAACTTGCCTAATCATAAATTGTCAGCAAAACATAAAAGAATAGAACCCAAGACGATCAGAATGATCTGAATAATTGTTTTTTTCATTGTTTTTCGTTTAAATAGTTAAAAATCGTTTGTCAATGCTAACTTAAATAACTTTTATTGAATATTCCAAATTTTTAGGCAAAAAAAAGGGAGAAATTGAAATTTCCCCCGTAAAAACACCTCTATTTCAGTAGCCAAAACCTATTTTAAGAACAATTCACGTTCTAATTTTCGCCTGTTTGTTAATCCATCAACCACTTTTCCGTTCACCTTGTTCCACCTTAAAAACTGATCTGCGACAATATTTTTGTCTGCACCTTGATTGAGTAATCTTAGTAATGTACTATTTGCAAAAGCACTGGTTCCTATATTATATGCTAAACTGGTAACGGCTGCCAAAGCATTGAATGAAATTGGAACTTTAATAAGTTCTTTTATTTTCTTTTCACGTTCATTAACATCCATTTTTAACCACCTTTCAGCAGTTTCAAGGTCAATTTTATCACCCCTTTTTATTGATTGTCCAGTATCTTTATTTTTGGTTGATCCGTAACCGATTGTCCAAATGTTTCCAGTATCAGGATATGCAATTAGCTTTAATCCTTCAAACTTTTTAATTATGTTTAATGCACTCACTTTTTTTCCGATTAATAAGATCAGTAAAACGGCAATACCAATATATATTTTTTTTTTATTGGACATCATTATCTTTTGCCATTAATCCAGTAAGGGCAGTAAATATACCAGCAACAATGCTGATCCAGTTGCGTTGGCTAATTCCATCAATTATAAGCGAACCACCAGCAATAGATCCAAAAAATGTTGTTTTGATGTTTTTTAATATCCTATGCATATTATTTTTTTTTAAGTTGTCTTATTCCTACCAAAATTGAAATAGTACAGGAAATTGTACTGGCTCCCAAAAAAACAATGTTTGCTAATTCAGATATATTTTGAATACCCAATAAGCTAAACAAAATAGTGCTGAATGTTGCAATATGTGTTGGATCAGTTGTTGACTGCATTGTCCTGTTCATCTTTAAATTTTTCTGCTATTTTGTTAAATGCCTGTATTGCAGTAAAAGATTCATCAATTTTAGAAAAAACACCTTTACTGGTAGCAAGATCCAAAATTGCCTTAATTATTTCCAATGCTTGTTTTTCGTTCATTTGTCAAAATTATGGAATTAATATTAAATTAAGTTGATCAGCTGCCCATTGATATATCCAAGCATTTGCATCAACTTCAGCATCCCATTGAGCATAGTCTGCACCATTAATAGCAAGTTGTCCTGTAATTAATGTTTGCGATTTAATTTCTTCACGATCAATTACAAGTTCTTCAATCAGTTGATATTGAAAACTTGCTGAATCAATAAGATTATCACCAGTTAAATATAAACTAAAAACATTTGCTTCGCGTTCTGCACCTTGATACCAAGTTTGTATTGGTTGAATATTTGCCATAATTAAAAAATTGTATAATATGAATTTATATTTGATTCAAAACCTGTTCTGTTTGCTGATTGACTTGAAGTGTACCAAATATGTTCTTGAATTTGCCCTAAAGTAGGATATGATGTACTATTACCCCAACCAAAACTAATCCAAGTTGCTGCACTTGTATAAAATGCAGATGATAATATTTGTGTATTGTTTCCGTAATTAGTGGTTACTTGTGGTGCATCGCTTGTAACTAATGAAGTACCATTTTTAAACCTACTGCTTACAGTAATGCTATCTGCGGAAAAACTTGAAGTAAAACCAAATAATACATAGTTGCTACCACCTCCAAAATTTGTTTGAAATGTCGTGTCATTTATTTTAAATACTTGGAAAATTGATAAGTTTGAAACATTTATAGATGCATTTAAATTTAACATTCTACCAGAAACACCATCTTGTGAAATACAAGGTTTTCCGTTAACTAAAATAACTGAACCGCTTGTTACAATAGATGGTTGATTTCCATTTGTTGTTTGTATTTGATTTCTTGCATTTCCACTTTGATCATACCAAGTTCTAACAAAACCATTCCCAGAACCAACAAAAGTTGTTAATGCAGTTGTATCTAACCCACCACCACCATTAAATCCAATATCTGTTTCAGTATTATCACTTGACCTCCTTACCCTAATTGCTGAACCTGTATAAGCAGTTCTCAGTTTACGCAATGAATATGCAGCAAATGCACCGGGATATATGTCCAGTAATGGTACAGCAGCTTGTTGCTGTGAAGATGCAAGTAATCCTAATTTTATGCTCATTTTAAGTAGTTATATCTCCGAATAAATACCAAACATTAGTATCGGCTTGAATTAGTGTTGCACCTGAATATTGGACCCTTAATTTAGTTGCACCTCCAGCGGAATATAAAGTAACACCTGAAGCAGCTACAATTTGTGTTTGACCTGCCCCATATTGAGTAACATCAATTTTAGCACCTACTGGTAATTGTGAAGTTGCTTGAATAGGTATAGTTAATGTATTGGCAGTGGCAACATTCATTTCAATTAACTTGCCATTATATGCTAAAATTAAACTTGATGAAGCATTATCCCTATGTTTTGTAATTGTTTCACGAAAAACACCAGTTATATAAGCATCTCCAGTCAATTGCAATTTAGAATCATACAACAATGTTGTAGTTGATCCAATTTTCATTGTGGCAGCAAAATAATTAACATCATTTATACCAGCTTGATAAGTTCCCCACCTATTTGTAAAAGTAAAACCAGTGCCATAATCATCAAGTGAATTTATTAAATGACCATAAGCATTTGTAATTGTCAAAATACCTGTTGCACTTGAAGGTCTATAAAACCCTAAATTTTGAGAAACTGCTGCGTGTGTTATAGTTCCGCTATTGGTTCCTTGATATTGAAACATATTAATATGACCAGCCATTGCCCTTAATCCACTTGCCTGTGTCATTGTAATTGTTGATCCAGCAGAACTAAAATCAACTGAATTAACTGAAACGTTTGCAGCAGCTAAATTAGCATTGGCAAAAGTTGCATTACCTGAAAAAGTTTGCAAATTTATTGCACCATTGGCAGAATAAACATTTCCTATATTGTTTGAAGAAAATCCGGATGGAAAAGTTAAAGTATTTTGCCCTAAAACTGAATAACTGGATGCACCTATTGATGGAACTAAAGATGAAAGAAAAGTAGTTTGCGGTCTAAATAACAAAGTAAAACCACCACTGGAAACATCCCTGTTTCCTGTTAATGTACCATTAGTGTTGTAAATATTTGTACTTGCACCACCACCAGCAGAAATTTGATCCCAAGCTGAACCAGTATCTCTAAAAATTCCATAAGGGGAATCAATAGCAATAAATATTCTGCCAACAATACCAGCTGCCGGGCGGTTTGCAGTCAGATCAGAGTTGAACATTGGAGTTCCCTTCTGATTCAGTATAGAGAGATCCAATACAATCATTATATGTAAAGTTTACGGATTACGATAAGTTGGTTTCCTGTGTTTATAGGGGTAGCAAAAGCAAGTTGGTATTGTGTAGTATCAATTTCACCCCTATTTCCTGAAATACGCAAAGATTGATTTGGCTGCAAAGGAACATCAGCTACCACTAATGCAGTAGTACCTGAATTTATGAATGTAATTTCATTACACTGGGAACCGATATTTGCAGTA